TTAATTTAATCTTAGTAATTTTATCGTTTACTTTTGGAAGTAATGACTTCAGAGCTTTTTTGATTTTAACTACTTCCGTATCGATAAACTCTTTTAATGAATTAGTATTAGATACATTGTTGATATATTGTTTCAACAAGTTTTTTTGATTTTCATTTAGGGATTTATACTTAGAATTAAACTTATCTACTAATAATTGATAACTTAACAACCTTAAATCTTTATCTTGTGTTGAATATTCACTTATGTTCTGTTTTTTTACTCTTGATTGTTTAGATTGAGTAATATGTTCAGTTATAGTGATTGATGAATCAGTTTTTTGGAGCGGACCAAAGTCTTCTTTACCTACTTCTGATTGAAAAACACGATAAATTGATGCCACAACTTTAAAATTAGGAATACGAGTGTTAAAAAACTCTTTTATATCATAACTTTCTTTAATTGTTTTGATTAAATTGTATTTTTCATTTGCCAATCTACGATTAGACAATTTTCTACGACTTTTCACGACCGCCTCGACTAATTGAGATGCGTGAGTCAAGTTTTTGTATTTTTTGTTTAATAAGATTGAGTATAATTCGTATTCTTTACCTAATTCAGTATTTTTATTAAAGAATTCCTTAAATAATTTAACTGACTTAGGATTTTTTGTGTCATTTATCACATCAACAGTTATTTGACGAGATAAAAGTTCATAAAGAATACCTGTATTCTTTATCTTATTATGTTTTACATAAGACATTTGAGCTCCAAAGTATTTTTGTGTATTTTATCAATAATAAATATAAAACTTTTGAGAAATCGGTATTAATTATCTCCGTTTTCCTCTTTATATTCATTATATTCTTTTTCTAATTCATCTACTTGGGTAGTTTCTTGTATTATGTCTTTTGACTTTTTACCCATAGTTTTTTTCAAAGCATCGTAGTGTGCTAATGCTAATCCTCTACGATTCTTCGTTTGTTTTCCTAATGGGTCACGACCCCTTGCTCCACTA